TAAATTTTTAAACTTCATATCTTTTCCCTTTCTTTCTGAAAAACAAATAATATAACCTAATAAGATATATAGCTTTGTACATAGCCATATCATTATTATTTACCACTCTCTTCATCATCGCCAAATTGAGATGCAAGCATATCCAGCATTGCCTTCTCAAGCGTAGTTATCCTGTTGCTGTTTTTAGCAGTTTCACTGATAGGATTGTCTTCAGCAATTATAGAGTGTTCTTTCTTACTGATGTCTACACTTACTAAAGTCTTCCCACTCTCCACATCAAACTCAGCTATTTTCATATTCTCAATATCCACCGGAATTGTAGTTGAGAATACAATTTCTCCGTTATTTCCATTGTAAAATACCGTATATTTCATTTATACCTCCTTATGTAGCATAATTTCCGGCCCATTGGTGGCTAAACCCCTGTGTTATTAAAAAATTCAGCGACAGATTAAAAGCAGTTGAACCTCTGTATCTCATCTTAAAATCATCAAATCCACTTCCCTGTCTTTCCAATGTTCCATAAAACATAGCTGCTCCAACTTTTACCGTAAAGTTTGCTCCACCATCCCAATTCGTCACGGCTAAAACGCAAGGGCAAGCACCTCCGTTTGAATCCTTATAGTATCCATCCAGTGTACTGCCCCAAACTATAACCTTCAAAAAAAGTCCATTATATTGCGTGAACTTATTTGGAATATGGATTTCCTTCTCTACAGTATTCACCTGCAAATTTAGAGTTGCATCTGACAGCCATGTAGGACTTATCAAGTCGATATAATCCCTTGTTCCTGTTATGCCGTTAATGTTTATATTCTTTACTAAATTCTGAGGATAAAAATTTGGACTTGCTAGAAAAACATAGCTCGCATCTTGTATAAAGTGTTTGTCCGGTATTCTTACTACAATGCCTCTGCCTCTATTTGCACCAGAAGAGTCATCCCACACAAATCCCTCACCATTTAATGCAGTGATAACACCACCTGTGGTACAAATCCACCGTGGTATAGATCCTTCGAATTTAATTCCCTGCTGGCTTGAAGCCGTCTGCCATTGAAGAACAGAATCGGCTCCTGCAGTCCCCAGATTAGCTGCGTCTATGCAAACGTGCGGATGTCCATCTCCTCTAAAGTAATAACCATTGCCATGCGGAAAATCAATATAAAGCACTGGATTATTTGCATCAGACCAATTATCAATACCAAATGTGGTAGATTTATTGCTCCTATAATTGCCATCCTGAGTGTTTATCATCTTAATTTTGCCTGTAGTACCTGCTATAGTTAAATTGCTAAGCATTTTATTTTCATCTATACCTAAAACATTTTTTAGAATTGCATAAGGTGCCGCCACACTAGGCTTAAATTGCCTATCTTTGGGATAATACCCCTCTTCAAATCTTAAATGTACTGTATTTTCCCAAGTCGCATTTATAACTTCTACAGCGGTGTTCCAAGTACCACGATTTACAATTTCACCCTCAGCCACCTCATCATCGCTATCTGAAGTAATTGTCCTATATCCTTGCAAGACCTGTGCCTTAGAGGCTGTCACATCACTTGATGTTACTCCCCTGGAACCACCCTTCATTAATATTGCTTTTGCCACGAACTACCTCCCTTTCACTCCAAGCAGTACATCTACCTCCGGTCTTTTTCTGTAACAAGAAACTATCATATATCCATCATAGGTATCTATTCGGTCTATGCAGTCATACGACTTCCACAGCCTTTTAATAGTATTTGCATCAGTTGTTCCGTTATTAATTAAGTGACTCACTATCGGAGTATCAGTTGACTTCATCCCGGGCATTTCAATTCTCAGAGTATATGGTGCTGTTTGTGTGAATGCATTTGCCCTCATCCATACTTCTGTAGTCTTACTTAACATGTTGACCACGAATTTAAGGCCTGCCACTAAAGCACTTAATGTGCTCTTAATTGTTCGCTTTGAACCTATTTCAGTTATATCTGTTATAGAAACATTTTCAAGCCAGGCATCAGGCAACTTTGCTTCTGCTACCAATCCACTATCTTTATCTATAAGTCCTTCCATCTGAGCCACTGTTGCATATACTCCTTCAGGCACTGTATAGCTAAAGTGGATCTCTTTAGCTCTTGATACCTTCAGGTATATCTCAAGAAGTATTGATGCCGGAGAACTTTCTTTACTAGGAATAAAATCTGCATTTATTGCAGTAGCTATTGCGATCAGCTTTTCTGATACATCAACCTCTGCATATATCCCATACTCAGTGATATCATATCCAACTGTAATTTCATCATTTGTTATTAAGGCTTGTATCTTTATTGTGACATCATCTACCAACTTTATATTTTTTACATGAAAACTGTTTTTCAGGTCTTTAAGTCCTGTTGCATTCTCCAAATTTTCACCGCCTGTATAAACTCCATTTCCTGACTTTATACTACTAATTTTTAGTTCTTGCTTATTTGCCAATGCAGTATTTATCACTCTTATACCTGTGTTCGTCACTACCGTACTTCTAAAACTTGCCATTTATCCTCCTCATTTGATTACAGTTTTCATTGATTGAACTATACTTGCTCCTACATACAAATCCACATCGATTTTGCAACTTTGCTCAACACTTATCAGAGAGGAGCTTATATTCTTAACTTTAGATATAATATTTTGAAACTGTTTAAGCGAAGAATCATTTAATTTAGCAGAAGTTAATATTTTAAAAGTTCCGGGTGCTCCCCCGAAATTAAACCATTCCACTATTTCTCCCTCTCCAAGTACAGCATCTATAAGCTCATTTACCGCCCCTGTAGTTCCTGCTCTCTGGTGCCAGATTAATGAATTTTTTATCAACTTTCTTTTAGTATCAATCGGCAGACTCTCCACATAGTATTGAGTTCGACATTCCAAAGCCATTAAATCAAGCAATTCCTCATCCATACAATCAATATCTGCATATAGTACTGTCTGCACAGATGTATCTATCATTTTTTTCATTGCTTTCTTATATGCATAGCTTATAGAAGCTATGTCAGGATCTGAGGATAATATATAAGGCAATACCGATGCAGGTTCCGCATCCTTATATTTAATCATTTTCAAGTCCTCCATATGTCACCGACTGAGCTTCCAAGCTTGCGACAGAATCCTCATCAACAATTGTAAAAACAGGCGAAGTTATATCTACCCTTTTTGCCCCTGCGTTTAAAATTTTCTGCCTTAAAACATCCGGGTTTATATCTCTGCCGATTTCACTTTTCTGCCAATTGATATAATCATTTATTGCGGAAAGCACTTTTAACTGTATGCTTTCCGCTCTACTCTGATCACTTGAATTAACATAGTAAGTAATATTGATAGCGTATGTTTTCTTAACTGGAGCAAGAACCTCTATGTTGTCCGTAAGTGGCCTAATACTTGGACTTGATAGATATTCTTTTAATCTATTTATTGACTCACTTTCCGGTATAACACCATTTCCAAGTAAATATCGCACCCTTACCACACTTGGGCTTGGACTTGAGATTCTTACGCTGCTCACATCTGAATAAAATTGTCTTACAAAGTACTCATATGAATCTGCAGAACCTGCCGACGAATATGCGGCAGGAGCAATATATATCCTTTGTCTTAACGAATCATCTGACTCTATGTCTGCTCCACCTTCAGGCTTAGTAATATTCTTTACTTCATCAATGAAAGCTATAATATCTACTATTGTGTTAAGGTCACCAATATCATAGTTATTTGTCTCCTGTCCGACAGTTGTACAGGTCGCAGGCACATCCACGCTTAGTTTTCCTGCAGGTATCTCCGCATATTCATCAGTTGCAAAATACACGCTATCACCTGCTGTCACTCTTGTTCCCTTTGGTATACCGGTTGCAGATGCCCTCTTAGAATTCATCGAGAACCTTATTGTCGTTGTTGCACCTGTTGCAGTTTTTCTATGTATGTGTTTTAGAGCTCCAAGATTTTCAAGATACTTTCCACGGCTATATTTAAGCAGTCCCATCTTTCCTGCATCATCCATACACATATATCCATGATATATGAAGTAAGCACCTGCAAGAAGCATTATTCTTCTATCATCAGCCTTACCAAGAACAATATCCTTACTTGTAAGCTCTTTGTACTTTTCTTTAAACCACACAAGCATATCATCTGCGAGCTGTTCCATTGTATAGTTCTTAATAAAAGATATTTCAGGATAGTCTTTTATACTCTTCAGATTACCATTCTCCACTGTCACCACTCCTCTCAAGGTATACTTTTATCTTTGTATCTCCATCCTGTGTATGCTTAAAATCTACACTGCTTACAGATACTCTCGACTCAAACATCTCAACCTTTGCCACAATATCTGTTGCAATATCATTTTCAAGATCTACAGGAATTTTAGAAACATTATCAATTGACAGTCCTAGGCTTCTAATCAGTGGCACGGTGCCTTCAGACAGTCTGAAGATATTATTCAAATTTCTAAGAATATCTTTGATTTCAGATTTGTCTACCTCATCCAAAAATTCGAACTGAAATTCATTCATATAATTTACCTACCTGTATTCCGTCATTGTAATATCAAATTGAGCACTTAGTAGTTCTCCTTTTTTCAACACAACTCCAAAGCTCTCCGACACCGCTGTAATCATTGCCTTAGAACATATGTTTCGCCTTCCAATAACAAGTGGAGCTATTACTCCCGCTGCCATATAGTTTATAAGCTTTCTTTCGAGCTTCTTAGGTGACATTCCTCTTGTAGCAATAACTTTTATCGTAAATGTTATTGCTTGAAGATTACTCCCCAGTAGCTCCACCAAAGGCTTGCCACCAATTATCTGATGTAGTGTAGTTCTGACTCCGAAATCTCTTTTAAAACCATTAAATGTGAGAATTCTTTTATCACTGGTTTCAAATTTAAGATAAGGTCCCCAGTTTCCAATCTTTGCCATTTGTCCTCCTACTTAGCAATAATCTCTGCTAAACTGATACTTCCCGACTTGTCTTTGAAATTTAATGCTCCATTGCTTACATTTATCTCTGCTTTTGGATCATCTCCGGCGTAAAACTTACCAAGAATTACTGCCGTTGAATTATCATTGCTCATATGAGCTACTACAACTGCATCATCTTTTTCGAATGTCTGTTTTATCCCTGCAAAAGCCAGCACCGGAAGCTCTGTAGTTGTTTTGCCTGTATCTGGATAGGTGACAGATACTCCACCACTTCCTATACTGCTTACAAATCCTATTCTTATCATTATTTGCCTCCTACAGTCGTTCAAATATTTTATAGGCACTGACCTGCATCTTATGACCTGAGCCTCCTGACAGCTCATGGCTGACCTTAGTTACATAGTACTTACCGTCAATTCTTCCCATGCCTTTTACCTCTATATTGCATGAAGCCACAATATTGGCATCTCCTAAAGCCGTAAACTCTAAAGTTATAGCTTTTTCATTTTCAGCATTAACCTTTGCTTTTGCAATTCGCTCCGCTTCTTCCTTGCTGTCGGTCTTTTCATTAAGTATTAAAAGCCTTGTTTCATCTCCGACAGTTACAGATATAACTTTTGTTTTTTCCTTTTCATCTTTAGCATTTTTATCTACCTGTGTGTATGATATCTTTGCTCCTGTATAAGTTCCCACCAGAGTTGTATTCCAAGCCCACTCTTCAAAGTCGTACTCTGAGTATGTTGCAGTTATACCTCTTCCTTCATAAATGGTCTTATCAAAGATAACCAAAGCCTTTTTATAAATCTTTATAAAGAGACCTTGGTCATTACAAAGTTTTGATATGAACTCACTGTCAGATTGCTCTTCCTGATCTATCTTTTCAATTATCGGTTCTCCTGCCCAGAAGTAGAGGTCTGTCATACCATACTTGCCTTTTATCTCCTCAGCAATCTGCTTTACAGTGACCTTCTCCCAAGTCTTGCTTACCTTACCTGTTTGAAATCCTTGACTTGCCGGAAGGGAAATTCCTTTAATACTGCATTTATGTCCACTGCTTCCGCCAGAATATGTAATATCATCTATTGTAAAGTTTCCACAGTGATACTTCTGATATGTATTGGTGCCTGTCATGTTGTGGAAGAATATGCTTACATCAAGGTCATGCTCTTTTTCCGGGACAAAACCTTTTCCCATTGCCCAAGCAGCATTTCTGTCAGCCAAGTCTATCGTGATTTCATCTGCACTTCCTGAATCATTGTCAGTATACGATATACTTTCACATCGACTTGACAGTCCTACCTCCGCTCCGTCATACAGTATTTGATATGTAACACTTCTAGCCTTTTGCATTAAGCATAGCCCTCCATGTTGGATAGTCACTTGGCACAGATTGCCTGATTATATTTTCTTCATCAGGTAGTATGAGTTTTATTCCTTCAGGGAATATGAAAGTATCCAGCTTTTCCCTATTTAAATCCATGATTTTATCGCACATATATTCATTTCCATACACCTCATATGCAATCTGGTCCCATGTTTGACCTTGAATAGTTGTGTATACCCTCATATATTTTCACCTTCCTAAAAGTTAACTCTTCTTTTTCTCTTAAGCCACTGTTCCATCTTTTTATCAAATTCAGACTGTGATTCTTTCTCTGCTTGAACAATATCATCCTTTGTTGGTGCTGCTCCTTCAAAATGATATACAGGAGCATAGTTTATCGACACCGCTCCGTTGTCACTACCTGCACCTTCGACCGCATATCCTGAAGTGGCTATTCGATCACTTAGTGTTGATAGTGGCACCCGGTTTGTTCCCATCTGGAAGTCTTCAATATGCTCTGCAAGTAGTTTTACAGATGCACCTATTGCACTGTCAATAAATCCACCCATTTTACTCCACAGATCTGACAACGGAAGTATTGCTTCAGCTCCCGCCTCTCCACCTACCATAGCACTATTCCCATTTATTCCAAACATTGTGGGACTGGTCATTATTCCACCATCTTTGTACCATTCTACTCCCATAGTAGGCACCTTTGGTGGTGCAAGGCTGAAATCTCCCTTTATTGAAAAATGCGGCATTTTTAGCTTGGGTAGTTCCCATTTAAAGTTAAAAAATCCTTTTATTGCATTTACTGCACCGGATACAATGTTTTTTGCCGCTTCCAGCTTTTCACTAAATGCATTTTTTATTCCATCAAGTATTCCAACCACTGTGTTCTTTGCACCCTCTAAGTGAATAGTAAAAAATGATTTTATTTCTGACAACTTGCCATTTGTAGCCACATTGATTGCACTAAGAGCACCAACAACAACTCCTTGCACTGCATTAAGTGGTGCAAGGGCAAGAGAACTCAATACACCAAATGCACCTGAAAAAATACCTTTCAATCCTTCAAGAGCTTGCGACCAGTTGCCTGTAAAAACTCCTTGCACAAAGTCTATGACTCCTTGAAAGGCCTGTTTTACTCCACCGATAACTCCATCTATTGTTGCCTTCCATCCATTAAAGACTCCTTCAATAAATGCAAAAGCAACAGGGAATTTATTCTTAAAACCTTCTATAGCATTCCCAACAGATTCTTTAATGGCATTAAACTTCTCACCAAGCCATGATCCAAGCTGTCCTGCCTTTTCCTTTACCGTATCCCAGTTCTTCCAAAGTAAAACTCCGATAGCAATAATCGCACCTATTGCCAAAATCACCAAGCCTATAGGACTAGTTAAAAAAGCAAATGCCACACCAAGTGCACTTGTCACTGTCGCACCAATGCCTGCCACAGTATTCCAAGCTGCTGTTGCAGTTATACTTGCCCACTGTGCAACAGTGTGTGCTTTTTCTGAAACAATGAGGGCATATTTCTTAGCAATTGATATTCCTGTCAGAATATGATCTTGAGCATATAATCCATTGATATATATTGTTGCTGCAATGTCTTTTGCTTTTGCAATATTTAATATCGTAAGAGCCTTTGCAGCAGAATAAATACCTGTTACAAGCTGATAAAATTTAACAGCTCCGACTGCTACACCTATTGCAGTGATTGTAGGAAGGAATCCGTCCCATTGCACGAATGCATCAGCTACATCTGTCACACCCCCAACTACTTTAAGAAGTGCGTCAGTAACATTAGGAATAGCCGTCTCCGCTATATACGTTATTGTGGGTTTTGCATTATCAAAGGCTTCAAGAAATTTCCATTTTAAATCGCTCAAAAGATCCAGAATAACATCAAATGTATGTTCATTTTCTGCTATTTTCTCCATCACATTACCAATCGCATTTTTCAAAGTTCCTATGAGAAAACCCGCAACTTCTTGACCTCTTTTTATAAAATCCTGTGCAACCTCTATAGCACTTCTTATTGACTCAGGCAGTTCAATTCCGAAAGTATCGCTCATCATATTACTAAATGCATCTATACTTCCCTCTCCACCGGTGAGTGTAACCAAGAAATCCATAACACCTGCGGACATATTTCCAACCCCGTCCATAAAATCATCTATTGGAAGTTTGTTTATCATTCCAACAAAGTTTTCTGTGATTTTAGGAATAGTATTGGATAGTCCATCCATTATTTTAATAGCATGTGGTCCAAAAGCCTCGACCATAGAAATTTTAAGATCACTTATTGCACTTCCAAATCTTGCAACGGCACCTTTTAATGTGTTAGTAACTCTAGCATCCATCGTATCAAGTGCACCCGAAGAATTATTAAGATTATCTGCCAATGCATCCCATGCCGAAGCCGCACCATCAGCTCCTTCTTTTACACCATCCAGTAGATATCCGAACTTCGAGTAATAATTTGTTCCTGCAATTGCGGCCATGTAGTTATTTTTCTCTTCTTCTGTCAAGCCTGACATTGCACCATTTAAGTCTATGAGAATTTGACGCATATCTCTCATTTTGCCTGCATTATCATAGACTGCAACACCAAGGTCTTCAAATGCCGCTTTTGCTGCATCTTTAGTTGAAATACGAACCAACATAGAATTCAAGGCAGTACCAGCCTCTGCACCTTTTACACCGTTGTTCGCCAATATACCAAGTGCGGTTGCCGTCTCCTTGAAATCCATACCTGATGCCCTTGCAGCTCCACCACATCCAATCATCGCATCCATCAAGTCTGCAGATGTAGTATTTGCTTTATTATTTGTCATGACTACTACATCAAGGTATTCCTGCAGTTCATCTATACCGACTCCCATTGCACTCATTGAGTCTGTGACCTGATCACTTGTAGTCGCTAAGTCTGCCTGCGTAGCTTCTGCCAGTTTTAGAACAGGTGTGAGTGCTTTCGTACTGGTCTCAACATCCCAGCCTGCAAGAGCCATATAACCAAGGGCATCTGCTGCTTCTGAGGCGGTGAAGGTTGTAGCTTTTCCTGCATCTCTTGCGGCTTTTGACAGCTTTTCATATTCACTTGCAGTAGCACCGGCAATACCCGAAGTATTGGCCATAGATTGTTCAAACTCTGAATATTCGCTAACTGCATCTCCAATAAATTGTCCAACCTTTATTGCAGCAAATGCTCCTGTAATCATAACAGCTGCCTTTTTTGCCATTCCTGCAAGGTGACTAATCCCATCTTCAGTCATGCCAAGGCTCTGCTTCAAAGAGTTCTCTACTTTACCTGCGATTCGAATTGCCAGCTCTTGCTCGCTGCTTCCTGCCAATCTCTTCCACCTCCTCTGCTATTTCTATCAATTCAAAAACAGACAGGGATAGAAAATAATCAATCCCTGTCTGTAATGACATAGCAAGCTGTATTGCAATTTTTCTTAAATTTTTACCATCTTCAGGTCTTATCCCTCTCCGTAAAAAAAAGAGGTTACCTTATTCTTTACCTTGATAGCATCCCTTGGATGTAATCTTTGGAAAAATTCCAAAGGCATCTTTGTTGCTCTTGCTGATATGATACAAGCATATTCAAGTGACATCTCAGGTAAGAATGAGAAGCTTCCACTTTTTTCCAGTATTTTATTTGCTGCAATCATATCGGTTGCAGTCATATCCTCTAATCCACTTAAATCTACCTGTCCATATTCCTTGCCCTCATAGTTGTACTTTCTTGAAAAAGTAATCACCATAGAATTTTCAGAGTTAGAACCCTCTACAATAATATCCTGAGCAACTGATACATCAACTACTTTATCTTTATCTACCATATCCATCTCCTTTAGCACTGACTTCTAATCTTTGCCAACAAATCTCTATCATTGACTTTGTAAACATTATTAAGCTTATCAAGTTCAACTCTCTTTTTACCATCAAGCTCTATCATGATATATGCCACCTCAACAGTAACGGATGCATCCATTGCTCCGCCCTGCTTAATGGTTCCACCTGTAAGTTTCTTTTGCCTTCCTCTGACTACAACTCTCATTCCCTTAGTATCTATTCCACCGGTACTCTTTACCGTATATTGTTCACTTGCTCTAAGAGTTAAGTCAAGAGTTTCCGTTGGAGACATAAGGCTAAAAGCATCCTCATCAAGTATACGGAAAGGGATTTCAAGCTCCATACTTCCGAAAGCTCCGATTACAACCTCTTCTATTTCTCCAAGTATACCCGGTCCGCTAAGTGTCTCCGTTGTTCCTTCAAAATCAGGGAGAGTTATCTCTCCTGTCAATCCCACAAGAGCAGTTCCTTTATAATAAAGATTAAAATTGTTAATCACTCCCGGTATTCCAAGAACTCCTGCCATAATTAATTACCTCCTCCACTTATTGCTGCTGCAAGCATGCTCGGATCAAACTCCAAAACATTAAGGATATCCTCTGCCGGTGTATAAGGTGCCAAATATTGACGGAATTTAATCTTACCATTCAGTATGTGCGTTATTTGATTATCCTTTTCCTCAAATACAATCTTTGCGCCTGCACACTTGCCCTGTGATGTATATGAATTTCCTCTGATATTCTCACTATCGACAATTGATTCAATTAAACGATAATTTGCAGGGTCATCCACTTTCTGGAAATACGTCATAATAAAACTGTTACCCCACCATGAAAAAAACCTTCTACAGCAAAACCATCTGTCTTTAGGATCTGTTACCCCGGGATATGCTGCTGTATTATTTCCCCAGGTTCTCCAACCATTAACATTAATTGCTGTAATAACACCCTGGCTGTTAAGTAGATTTGCCTGATTCTGATCAAGTGTTACCTCTATTCCGTCATCAAGTACCAGACCTGTGATTTTTGCCATCTTATTTGAAGGTGAAAGATTTGGAACATCATCATTACTTGCATCTGTATAAGCAGTAAGTGCTGCAAATATTGCCGAAAATGCGTACTGTTTCTTGCCAACCTTTACTTGTGGCCATAGCACAACGCTGTGTTTATTTGTATATCCGTTCTTGTTTTTCCACTCTCCAACTGCACTGTACTTCTTCGCTCCGGTGCTACTGCTGTCTAAATCAAGGACACATTCACAACTGAATACTCCATTGATTTCCGAACACTTGCTTCCCAAAACAATTCCTACTTCAGGTATTTGTGACCATCCCGGTGCAAGTAACAGCCCGGGTGTCATGTTGAACCTCGGATATACCTGTCTGATAAGTTCAAGTCCACTTTCTTTGTCTGTAGCTGCATCATATCCACCAATTATGTCCTTTGCCTTTACAGCCGAAGGATCTATACTTGTGGACTTTACTGTTAATGTACTTGCTCCTGCATGTGAACTTCCCTCAATCAGAGATACCAGTACTTTTCCATCATCAGTAAAACTTGTAATATAATCTTCATTTTTTGTAAGTGTGGTAGCTCCATCTTTAACCACTAAAGTATCAAGAAGAATCCCATCTTCTTCAAGCTTTGCCTGCTTTGCAACCACATTTACTGAAGCCTCTGTATTATCTTTTTTATGCTTTTTAGGATCCAATACATTAATAAAAATAATCGGAGCCACATTAAAAATCCTAAAACTTGCATCCATACTTTGACAGAGAGTGAATTTTTTAAAATCATCACTGTATCCAAGCTGACTCGCTGCCTCTGAAAAGCTATATGCAATCAGTGGTACATTAGTAACACTATATGGGTCTTTTGCAAGATTTATCGGTGCAGTTCCAATTACAACCTGTAGTCCTGCACTTCCCGTAATTGGAGCAACAATACTTGTTGCCTGTTCCTCAATTCTTATTCCGTGATTATAAGCCATTAACTATCCTCCTGTAATTTATAATCTGCAACCTTTTCATATAATGAGAATGTTGCTCCTGACTTCGTCTCAATTTCTTTTAGTGCATCTGCAAGCCTGTTTACAGGAATAACTAATCCTTTAAATGCAGGCTCTTTATCAATTGCCGCCTTTAAATTATCCGGTAGACCATTATTGAATATAGTACTGTGACTTGCTACACCTACTATTGTAGGACCAACATAAACAAGTGTTTCCACTTCCTTGTTGGGTTGGGCTGTAGGTATAAGTGCTCTTACTTCTTCTTCCACCGGTTCTGTTATTGTTTTCTTTAGTTCACTCATGCGTATTTATCCTCCGTTCTTATAGCTGCTGTCTTAAAAGTCATACTGACAGCTCCGAAAAAATAGGGGAAAGACTCCTCTTCCTGAAGAGCCCACTCAAATGGATGCTGTTCATCATTTAAAAATACAAACTGATTTGCCAAGATAGGATTTTTCAAAAATCTCTCACTAATTTTCTGAATTAATTCAAGCAATGTCTCATGACCATCATTGTTCAAATTATCATCAAAACATCCAAGAATTAACATCACCTGAACTTCCTGTGCTTCCACCCATCCTTTTATCTTGCCATCTAAAATCCTCACGATAATGTATGGAACAGGATCCGGTGCATCCTCGTCTTCTCGTATTGGAAGATTCTGTGCATATATATTTAGTGAACCATACTTACCAAGAGAATCTTTAAATAAACCTTTTTCAAAAATACCACCGATATCTTTCATCAACTCTTTTTGAAGATTTCCTGTTGTCATTATCTACCTCTGAAAATTCTACTTGTTTCCCTATTTATATGCTTCTTCAAGCTTTCTTGTATCTTAGGCTTGACGATGCCATATACTTTTAACTCATTTCCAATCATTCTAGGGATTGATGGGCTGTAAAATTCTTTTAATTTAGTAGTATCTCCACCGGTTTCTTTTCTCTTAGATATACCATTTGTATATTTATTAGGTGGGTCTCTCCTCACTACAGCTACATGTCCTGAATGGTACTTTACAACAAATGCTTTTAACTTATCGTTCAGTGACAAGTCCTTTAAAGCTCCATCTTTATAAAGCTTACCCCTTGCACTCGCTCCACCACTATGCCTTCTATATTTAAAATCTGATAGTGCAGTAGCCTTTCCGGTTATATTTAAAGTTGCAACAAGATTTGAAGCGGTTGCATTTTTCTGCCTAATTGCTTTTTTAAATCTTGGAGATTTTACAGCATACGTCTCCCTAGCTTTATCTGCCAGAGCTGTCTTTGCATCTCTGGCAGTAGCGTTTAAGGCTTTTTTTATAACATTAGGCACTTGATTTTCGAACAACAAAAGTTTAGCTCTAACCCTTGACAGACTAACCTCATCAATACCAAACTCAATCATTTGCTCCTATTTCCTTCCAGCGTTATCGTATAAATACCATACTCATCTGTAGAGTCAGTAATTAAATATCGCTTACCGTCAAGCATGATTTGCCTTCCGATCGCAGGCAATGATCCAAAGTCCTTTGCTTTCACATAAATCAGCTTTTGCTTAACATATACTCCGTCCATATTAGACTTTGCCTTTTTTTCTCTCTCTATGACCTCATTGTCATCAATCTGAATAGGCATATCCTTGCCATCCACATTGTGTATATCCGAAAACTCTGCAGTATTTATGAATATGTTATCAATGTCTTGATTTATAATTTCCTTGAATGACTTTCGTATCATTTTCCCTACTTTCTGCTCCTTGCAGGTGTCTTTGGTATCTTCCCAACAAGATTTTCATCTGTCTCCGCACCCACTGCATCACCTGCAAGCCCTGCCTCTGCCACTACAGGAGTTGCTTTAGCAGGTGGCAATTTCTCTTCTGATTTTTCATCTGTAGTACCATCCGATGCAGATTCCTCATCCTCTACCCACTCGGCAGTCCCTGCTTCAATCCATGCGCTCACCATTTCAGGATTATTTGCGACCAGTTCATCTCCAATGTCGTATTGCTTAGACAAATAAAGAATTGGATATTTAGCTATAAGTTTTCGCATATTTGCCTCCTATCCAATTTTTACCTTGATGGAAGTAGCACTCGCCACTGCATCTTCAGCAGCATATCCTGCAGGTGTATTACTTCCTACGGTCTCAGTTATTCCCGTACCGTCAAAGTATACATTTGTTCCCATTTTTATTTCATTTGTTCCGGTTTTCTTAAATTCAAACACTCCTGAAACATGAATCGTTCCCGTTGCCTTTGGCAGGATGTCGTCCCCTGCTATACCAATTCTTGTTCCAATCTTTATTACAGTGCCGACAGTAATCTTATCACTGCCGGTATTTGTATAGTCGAGAGCCTCACCTCTCTGAAAATATGTAGCACTTGCCATACTAAACCTCCTTTATTTACGCCAATGGATCCGCAACTGTGGTACCGTTATTCTTGACTGCACCTCTCCAGTCCATAACCGCAACACCCCAGTCAAGATATATATCCCACACGAATCCAAGCTGTCCCGGTGTTTCCATTCGCCTAATAGTTGGAACTTCCTGTCCGTTAAGATAATCAACTTCTATAAAGTCTGTGTCATCCTTATGCCCAATTAAGAACCAAGGCATTGTCTTTCCATAGCCTCCACACAATACATTGATAGTTGGCTCTTCCACAATTTCAATAGAGCTTGCATATCTAAACAATGGGTTTACTGCCTGCGTATTGCCGGATGTGTTAATTGTAGGGCTGTTGAATATTGTAAATATCTCAAATCCCATACCGGAAGGAACAACCAATGTAGCCGGTCTTATAATTATTGCATCTCCGAACTCATCTACCTGATTCTGAAGTGCAATAATCATTTTCTGCATAGATTCCCTTGTTATTCCTGTTCCTGTTGCAAGCAGATTTTTATGCATTGTTGAGAATAAAGCAGTGCCGTCATGTATTGCTGGATTTTTTATCAAAATATTGTATACCTGTCTATTTATTGTCTTTCTTGCACTTGCTGCATACTTTGCAGGTATTCTTGTTACAAGATCTATATCATCATTTATGAATGCCTGTCTTGTAAGTGTGAATTGCCTACCGTAAGTCTTCAATCTTCTTGTCGGACGCTTTTCATCACTGAAGGTATCGTGCTTAAGCTCTCCGCCCTCCGGCACTTCAAGGAACTCTCCTGCCGGGCCTGCTAAATAATAGTTGTCATTGGTTTTAAAATCCTTTAGGCTTCCCTTCTTAGTCCACCTATCAAATGTTACTGATACAGTCTTATGACCTTCCACATATGCCTTATTGATAGCATTGTCTAAGATTGCCGGGAAAGAAGCAGTTGGGTTATAGAACTGTCTTTGAAGCATTCCAAAAAGTTCATCAGACGATCTGCGATTTAGACTACTATCTCCTTCACCTGCAAGACACTCAATAGCCAAGTCACGAAGCGACATTCCCATCATCTGTCTTGAACCGTCAGCAGGCTTTTCAATGCTCATTCCACCCCTAAGTAACAGGGAATCTGCTGCCGCTGCCCTGAACTTATCTTCTGCAGTAGCTGTTACATCAACTCCTCTTGCAGCAACCGGTGCACCGTTTTTTCTCACATGCTCAAGAACTGCATCTCTAACCTGATCAATAGTTGAACCGTTATCAATATATCCCTGTGCCTCCATCCCGAACTCTCTGCACAAGTCATTTATCGAACTTATACGTTCCCTCTCTTGAGTTACAGCTCTCTGAAGGATAGTCTCTTTATCCTTCTCCCCTGTGTCAGGAACTGCCGGATCACCTTCTGTAGCGATCTCAGCTGTTAAAGAATCAATATCTCTTTGAAGAGCATCAAATTCCGCCTGCTCCTGTACAGTCAAATCTCTGTTTGCTTCTTTTGCAGCATTTACAATTTCCTGCTGGCGTAAAAGCTTTGTCTGTCTTAATGCTTTTTTGTTCATGTTGTTTTTCCTCCTTGTTTTACCCTTGTTTTATTTATTTGAAGTTGCCTGTTAAACCAATCTAAAGAACGATTACTTGAAGTTCCCTTTTCCTCTCCAAGTTCTCTGCCTACGCCTACTGTAGGATCTGCAGGTACACTCACAATTGAAATCTCATAAGGCGTCCACTTCCTCGCAATATCGCAAGGACCTGTGAACTTGCCATCTGCCGACTGCTTTCCAGGCATTACCTCTTCCCAGGAATCTATCTGATAGCCTACCGATACACCTTTAAGTGTTCCACTGACCACCTTCTGATAAATAAGTTCTGAAGCTTCATCCGTATCAAACTCAATCTCTGCCATGCCACGGCCATTTTCAAGCCATGCCTTTGTGATTTTTCCTACTACTGCATCACGATTGTGATTAAAAAGCAAACATCCAATTTCCTGAATTCTTGTAAGGTCTACTGCTCCCTCTGAGTGATCAAGTATTTCCGTTCCCCAGAATCTTTGATATGGTTCTTCAGATGAAAAAGAGAGGATAAACTTTCGTTCATTCCCCTCTCCATCTAAAGCTCTTATACTGTTTTTTATCAACTCTCTGGTTGCTGTATCCTTACTCCTTTTTTGCACCGGCTTGTCCCTCTGAAGAGCCCTCCTCTTCATCTTCATATAATTCCTCCTTTGTTTTATTAAAAATTACACTGCCCATATCAATGCCAAAACTTTTAGCGTACTCAAGGACTTCTGCAATTTCTTCAATCTGTTCTTTCCAATCCCTGCCCTGTTCTGCAGCAATCTGTTTAAAGGTCTTTTGACCTGTATTTAATGCAATTCTGTTTGCATTTGCCTCCTTTTGTGGATCAATCCATTTTTTAGGTGCAATAATCCATGTATGCTCCAAATATTTATCTTTATTTCCCCAGAAATCTTTTACCATGATATTGCCTGAAAGCCATAATGATATGACAAATGTTTCATATATCTCATCCATTACTTCCATCAGCATCTCTTTTTCTTCCGCATAGGTCATTTCATCTTCAATGATTCCCTGCCTTGTAGAAGAATAATTACTTTCACTCATATCACGACTTGTTGCTTCATAACTGATGCCCTGTCCTGCACCAACAAGTCTTTGTTGAAGCTTTATATAACTTGCTGCATCTGTAGCCTGTCCTGCAGGGTTTACCACCTGTATTTCATCTCCTGCATTAAGTTCCTTAATCATTCCGGGTGTTATAGACTTTCCTTGGTAATCATGCAGTGCTCCCTGTGCTACACCAATTCCTCTTCCTATGCCTGTAGTAGGTATAGTTTTCTTTATAAACACCGAAAGGCAGGCTGCTATCCTCTCTTTTACCGATACCGCTACCATGAATTCGTTTGTATCACGAATTCTTGTGATCGTAGGACTCATATCGCTAATTTCCCTAATCTGTGAAGGCCTATGCTTTGTGTAAAGGAATATAACATCCTTTGCCTCAATGTATACAGGTGTTGTTAGTGCCAAACTGTCAACAGGATATTGCCTGATCCAATATCCGACAGGTTTGTTGTACTCATTCATCTCGATACCACCAACCACCTTGTTGCCCGGATTATTTGGAGTCATCTGAGAGTTATCCAGTTCGTCAACCTCAAATGTTTGAAGCTTAAACGGCAGAAAGCCATCTGATGTATATCTCTTTATAATAAGGATTCCACCATCTATTTTCTTTCGCTTCATACACATTCGCATCATCTGTGTAAATGATTGAGTGCCTGTGACATCGCAGTTTTGCTTTTTACACCACTTTTTCCATGCCGCCTCTATAGTATCATTTAATTCATCATCACCTGTCTTTACCTGCAAGGTGTATCCGCCACCTATTACATTTCTCTTATAGGCTCCAATAACAGAGTTCATCATATCCGAATTTCTCTCTAAATCCCTGGCTCTGGCTCTGACATTATCACGGCTATATTTATCGGTATACTCCGCAGACTGATTTATTACTCTCCAATTTGCATTCCCTCTTGAGTAATCACCTGCATCATAGCTTCTCATTTCCTCAAGATTTTGTCGCCATGCTTCTCTCTTTGCACCCCATTCAGGGGATATAAAAGAGATTAAATTATCTAACCAACTCATATTACCTACCTTCCGCTAAATATAGCAACATAGGTATCATCTAAAAGGTGATTACCGTTCTCTGACTGTATTTGTGCGGTCAGATCATTTTTCATCTTGTAGAGTAGATTCAGATCTGCACGTGTCATCTGCCTTGTACCAAGCTTATATGACTGTCCTCCTACAAGAACTGTATATATTGCATTATTAACTTCTTCAAGCATTTCTCTTGCTGTATAATTTGTTTCCATCTCTTCTCCATATATTGACTTTACTTACTCTTTTCCCTATTCTTTAAATTAGAAAAGCTATGAGGGGGAACTAATATGTCATTACAAAAATACACTATAAATTTTTCACAAATGACACCGTATGAAAAGGCTGCACTTAAAAAGCTGTTAAATGCTATAGCTGTTACAAGCATTTCTTTTAATTCAGACATTGGTCAATACTTCATAGATGAAGATTTTGATACAAGTCTGATTGAACTTCCTGATTTGCACGACCCAATGGAGTGTCATCAGTAAGTAAGTAAAGCCGGTATTCAGAATTAAGAGTTTTCGCATTATAGTTTAACTCAACACGAAAACTCTTTTTACTTTCTATCAGTCTCCACAATTCGTTCATTGCCGTCATCATTGTTGCAACCATATTTTCAAAGCTTTTTGTATTTACAAGCCCTTGACTTTCCGGTTCTTGCCCCCCCCCGGTTAATAAAATTTATAACTTCCTTTTCTTCATCCATAAAAGTCCCTTATGTCCAATTCTCATTATCTTTTATCCACTTTTCTTCCGGGAAGTATTGTTCATTGCTTTCTGAACTCTTTTTCTCATCTGCACTTTCCTGAAGATTATCAAGGTGCATTGTTCTTACCCCAAGAATATCTGCCGCACAGAATGCATAAACTTCGCAATCAAGATAGTGGTTATCGGCATGAGCTGTTTTTTGTCTCCACTCTTGCTTAACAACACCTTTTCCGTTTTTAACATTAACTTTGTGCTCTGCAGTTACTTGTATCGCATACTCCATATCACAATCTTTGTATACCATCCATGCTCCCGATCCATTATTCTTTTGCATACGACCTGCAATCATGTCCTTGTATTTGCCTGTGTCAACAAGTACAAGATTCATTCCGTATGCTTTACTGTCTGCTTTATTTACTTTAGACAGCCTGTAATGCGTAAGCATGTTATTGGATGAACCTTTGCTTGGCAATGCCCATTCAGAATTATTTGCACAAAAATCATATACTCTGTCTGTATCATTTCCAGAGTCAACCAGTGCCAATGCCACCACAAGAGGTGTGCTGTCAGCCATTTGATATGATAGATTCATTATTCTTTCAACCTCTTGGAATGAATAAGCTTGGCCATGAGCAATATTTTGACTTGTGAAGTAATCTCCCCATGCTCTTATGCTCCAATACAAACAGTTTTCCTGAACATCAACTCCTGCAGTAAGCACCTTTGTCCACTCCGGGACAACAAACTCTTCACATTCCGTCTGTCTTTCGAGAACCAACTCAGCACTTGTCTTAAGCTTTGTATCCTCCCAAGGCTCCGCAAGCCAGCTATTCGCAAAGTTTTGTAACCTCTCAGGGTCTTCATGGCTATCCAAAAACTCTTTTGCTATTGAAGAAAATCTCACAAACGGTGAATATAAAGTATTCATCCAGAATGCAACTTTTCTTGCAAACTTTGTGTTTTCCTTTACTGTCCGCCATTCTCCCAACCTTAGCATATCGGGCTTATCTTTATCTGTAATTATACAGCCGCATTCCTGGCATACATAGGTGGCAAACTCTGCACGATCCGCATAGCTCATGCCTTCGCCATTTGGAAATTTTATCTGTTTCATTTTTAACTCTATGTATTCAGCACAGTGAGGGCAAGGCACAAAGTAATGCTTTTCGATGTCTGCATCTTCCAATGCTTTCCATATATGTCCGTCTCTTAATGTTGGAGTACTGGTTATAAATATCTTTTTGTTATGAAAGGTTTTTGTTCTCTCCCTTGCAAGTGATATAGGATCCGCTTCCTTCTTACTTGCTCCGGGATACTTATCTACCTCATCTAAAAAAAGATACTTGATAGCTTTACTTGCAAGGCTTGACGGTGAGTTTGAGCCTGCAAGTGTCAGATACATTCCGTCAAACTGTAGTTCCAGCCTTGTTGAGTCATTCTCCAAATACCTTTTTTTTAATCCCGGAGCCGCCTTTATCATAGGCTGTAGTCTGTTTTCTGATATAGATTCAGCAAGCTTATCTGTAGGATAAACAATCATAGTAGGAGCCGGATCTTGTTGAATGATATACCCCACCATGTTTTGCAGGCACTCCGTACCTCCTACCTGAGTAGGCTTTACATAGATTATCTCTTCCGTCTCATAGTTATTAAACTCATCCATTATACCTTTAAGATATGGAGTTTGCTCCGTCCTCCATGGTCCCGGCATAGCTGAAGATTTCACATCTAATACTCTATATTTATCAGCCCATTCACTTACTGTTATATCTTCCGGTGGCTTTAGGAATTTAAGTGCTTCTTTTTGGTAGTCTGTAACCTCAAATCTACGGAACGGATTTCTTGCCACGATTTTTCTTTTCCAGTTCCTCATGTGTACAGCCTGCCACCACAAAGCCGTCCATTAATCTTATGACCTCTGAGCTCAAGTCTTTTTCTACCGACCTAAGTTCCACAGGATCACAGTGCCCTATTATTCTTCCTACAAGTCTACTTGGCAGAGATAATGCAAACTTTTTAAAGGTAACAAAAAATCGGCTATAGTCCATCTTTACTTCTTCAATATCGATGTACTTACCCGATGCTATCTCTGTCTTTAATCTATGCATTTCTCCCTGAGATTCTTTTAGAGCAATCTCTGCTTGAAGTTTTTGCTCTTTGAGTTCCATTTCTTTTTCAGATCTGCTTTTGCCATACGCCTTATCTGAAAGATACTTTATATATCGCTGTACGGTTGGACCCAGCTCATATCTATTCCCTTCTAATGTCTTTGTTGTAGCAATGATTCCTTCCTGTGTCAGCTGCTGAACCCTACGAACTGATACACCGAAAAGCGATGAGATAACTTCAACACGATAAAAACTTCCCTGCTGTTCCTCTGCCATTAGCCATCACCTCCCGAAATTCTTATTGCACTCTGACCTGTATACTCTTCCCATCTCTTCACTATGACATCACAGAACTTCTCATCAAGCTCCATCAAGAATGCTGTCCTTCCAAGTTGTTCCGCCGCCATCAGAGTACTTCCACTACCTCCAAATAAATCAAGTACATTCCATCCTGACTTGCTGGAGTTACTCATAAGCCTTCCAATCAGTGTTACAGGCTTCATTGTAGGATGTATGTCGTTTCTTGTAGGCTTATTCTCATAAATGACTGATGTTTGGTCTTTATACTTTCTATGCATATCTTCAATATATGCTATAAGGTCAGCCTTTTTCATGGCTTCAAAGTCCACATCATCTTCCAAAATAACAGTATCCTGTGTCCTGTCATTAATAAAATAATGTGCCGCTCCCTCTTTCCATCCGTAAAGACATGGCTCATGTCTCCATTGATAGTCCTGCCTGCCAAGTACAAATGCATTCTTTTCCCAGATTAGGCATTGTGCAAGTTTCAAGCCTGCATCAAGGAATGCCTGTCTAAATATATGCCCGGTACTTTCGGCATGAAATACATATATAGCTGCCCCATCACGCATAAACTCATAAGCACTTTGATATATCTGAAGCATAAAAGAATAAAAACTCTCATTATCCATGTTGTCGTTTTTTATTCTGCTGTTATTCCTATGACCTTTCTGAAGATATGTATCAAGCATATCTGCCTTATCCCCATAGTTAACATTGTACGGAGGGTCTGTAATAATCAAATCTGCCATCTCTCCTTTCATAAGAGTGGCCACATCTTCCTGTGAGATAGAGTCTCCACACATAAGTCTGTGCCTGCCAAGCTTCCATACATCACCAAGCTTAGTCTTCGGCTCTACAATATCTTCAAGCACTGCTTCCCCGTCAAAGTCATCATCCATTGCCTCAGGCTCCACTGCAAGGTTATCTACCAGCTCCGCCAAGTCCTCCTGTTCAAATCCGGTTAATGAAATATCATAATCTCCAAGATCTAAATCAAGCAGCAAGTCTTTCAACTTCAACTCATCCCACTCACCGGTTATTTTATTAAGGGCAATATTGAGAGCCTTTTCTCTTTGTTTGTCTAGGCTGACAACTACTACATCCACCTCTTCATATCCTAAATCTTTTAGGACTGTACATCTCTGGTGACCTCCGATAATTGTGCCGTCTTCATTGATTATAATCGGATCTACATATCCGAATTCTTCAATACTTCTTTTGATTTTCTGATATTCACTGTCTTCCGGTGTCAGGGCTTTTCTAGGATTATAGTCTGCCGCCACCAGCTCATTTAGTTTTCTTTTTTCTGTTTTCAGTGTTTGCTCCATTCTATTCTCCTATTGTTTGTTACATATTTCCTTTGTAAAATAATTAAATAAGCACTGCTATGCTTATTTAATCAAATAGAAAGGAAGGGGATTATGACATTAGTTAGATATCACATTGAATACTCATCTCTCTCAAATGATGAGAAACAATCTCTCATTGAGAAATTAGAATCAATTTCTTACACCGGTTTTTCTGTTTGCCCAGATTTTTGTTCCGGTGAGTTTTATCTTACTTCTGAAGAAGAACTAAAATCTATTGATTTTCCAGAAGGTTGCCATCTGAAACGTATTTAGCTTCTTCTAAATAGTCAATATTGACATTTATCGCTTCGGTATCATATTCAATTAAGATACTGAAGCGGTCCTTACTTTTCATTGTTTCAGATATTATTTTAAACAAATCCATCATAAAAACAGCCGTTTTCTCAAACCCCTCTTTTTTTACAAATTGATGAGTAAGTAGTTTGTTGCTTTTTCCTCCTACCTGAATGCACTTACCTAAATAAAGCTTTTTTCTCTCCTCTTTTGTTATCATCTATGGCTCTCCTTGTACATTTCTCCTCTCCCTCCGTAACGAAATGCAAAATTTATTTTTGATTTTTTAGGGAAAAGGACCGCGCCGTTTTCCGCCCCGCATGTGGCCTCCCCCTCTGGTAGTACCTATTATTTTTTTGATGCTATAAATTATTTCACACAAAAAAGGACATTGTACTGGCCACTATCAGCCTGTACCTTGTCCTCTTCCATCGTACTCCATGTTACCATAATAACACATATAAAAGTCTATTTGTGTCTACTCTTTAATCATTCAATCTTCTCTACTGTTCCTGTCTCTTTGTCTATGTTGTACTCTGCATACTTCTCTCCAGTAAACAATTCTTTTGCATCACTCTCTTCACCATCCCTATGCTCATAAATTCTTACATTGATTTTATTACCTACGCTTGTTATGCATGCTGTAGTATTGAGAGTGTAGTTTACTATTGCATGTACTTCATTGTCATCTTTAAAATAAGTATTATAATAGTCAAGTGCATATTCCTCTGCAGACTTATTACCTTTGACCTTTGCCAACCTCATATTTCCTGTTGAATCTTTTGGCACTTTTTCTAAAAAGATAATATCAACATTATCAATTGTTCTAGATGGCTCTGATGTTTCAGTTTCTTTTTCCTGATCTACACTTGAGATGTCTAATGATTGCATTGTCTCTTTCTTCTCATCCACAACTTTTTTACCTGCAGGTTTTGTCATGATTATACCAATGACACACACAATAATAATAGCAATTAAAATTATAGCCACTATACCTCTTCTTTTTTGATTCATATATATCCTCCATATATTGTATTTGTAACTTCAACAATACCATCCTGTGTTCTCTAAAGTCAATATACTTTATTTAGCCAATCCAATATATTTTTGAAGTGCTTCCTGTACATCACTACAACTAAGTAATATATCAATTCCTGCATTATAATACTTATGGCACGAAGCTTTTGAATAGCTTATTCTTGCTGGGATTTGCTCCCAATGTAAACAGTCTATGTGTCTGTATTCAAGTATACTTCTCTCCACAGAATCAATTGGTAAGAAATCCATAAACTCCATAACAGCCAGCATTGCTTTTTGAACTTGTGCTTGCTGTTTAACGATTCTCTCCTCAATCTCCATTGCTCTCATAACAGCATTTTCAGTTGAGGATATTTGACTTCCACTCTGTCCTCCCGGCACAGGAGAATATTTCACTCCTTGCGTGCCGGCCATTTCTTCTCTAAAGTTTTTAAGTCTAATTTCCAATTGTTTTCGCTTTATCTTCGCTCTGTAGTATTGACCAAGGTACTTTTTCAAAGTCACTTTCAACTCTTTATTATCAGTTTGCATTATCCTCTCCCTTTGCACCAAATTGATGCTTAAGCATACATTCTGTACACATACCCGTATATCCTAAACTCTTTAGTACCCTTGCCTGTGGCATTTCAAAACACTTGCAATTGCACACCGGACATTGAAGCAAATTCCACCCTTTTCTGTCCATTGCCTGCAATCCGATGTTCTTAAGCAATGGCATTGCATATATTTTATTCTTGCTTTCTGAGGCTTTATTCATCATCACACTCTCTTTCTAAGTTCATCTTTTAGAATTTCTGCAACTTCCTTTACCGAAGCCACAACATATGCCCTGCCGCCGGATTCATTTATCCGGTCAATTGTTTCTTTCTGAATCTTACTAAGCTTCCCAATAAATGGACGCTTAACCTCAAATCCATAATACCGTCCCCTTATTATACAAGTTATATCAGGAATCCCACTTACTGAATAAGGACCGGCTGCTTCTTTCCACACAGCAGCCCCCGGAATATTTTTATTAATCCAGTCCATTATCTGCTTTTGGAAATATGATTCTTTTGGCATATGCTCCCTAATATAGACTTCAGCTTCGTACATGGTCTTCATTTTGTACCTTTGCATTATGTAATCCTTAAGCTCATCATAAGAGTTGAACTTTGTATAATCTAATTTACCATGAGTATGGTACGCTCTATGTATTGCAATATCGGCAGTTGGATCCTTATACCCTTCTCTGTTTCCCATGTTCTCTCCTCATATCAGCATCATAGTCTTGAAATATTTTACAGTCATAACAACTTTTAGATTTTTCAATACATTCTTTTTTCAATAACATACACGTCCAAGGCAAATACAGGCTATCATCTTCCTTGACTTCTTCTCTAAGCGTTGCCAACACTTCCGCCATACTCATTGCTGTACCTCCTCTAAATACTTACTATAAATTTCATTAATTCCGGTTTTAACATCTTTAGCCAGTTCAACCACTTTATCCACATCATATTCTTTAAAGATTAAATCACTGCACTGCTTAATAATCCCTTCATCCTTTTTCTTTTCAACAAACCTGCTTATATCTTCCAGACATTTATATCCCCTTTCGTCTTTAACAATTAGTAAACCCTCTATCAGTATCTCATCTATCAGACCATCTGCTATTTTCTTTATTTCATTTTTCAACTCCATGTAAGACTTTTTATACTTCGTCATTAGGTCCTCTTTAGGGACATTTAAATCATTCCTTTTGAGTCTCTCTACAAGCCTTTTGAGTTCATCAATCCGATTTTTTAAATCCATTTTTACTACTCACCTATTTCCTACTACACACCTGCGAAAAACCTTAGGTGTGTAGTAAAAATGGCTCAACTACGCCGTTTGTAGGCTTACTACACACCTACACACCTAATTTTTGACATACACCTTGTTTTTTTTGCAAATTTGGTGACTAGGTATCACCACTTTTCACTGAAAAATATATTGGTATATAAATGTGTGTATAGGTGTTATAGGTGTGTATAAGTGTTATAAAGCCTTATTTTAAGCCATTCTTACTACACACCTAACTACACACCTGACTACACACCTAATTTAATTTTAAAATAGGTGTGTAGTAACTTTCGTTATATCCAATATATTTTAATGTTGATATTTTAATATTTTTATGCATTCACACAGTCACCAAATTTACTCCAATTTCTTAATTTGGTGACCTTTTTTGAAATTTGGTGACTTCTTGATTTTGCACAATTTAATCAAATGGAAGTTCCATTTGCTCATTTTCAGGAACTTGATTCCATCCGTTTCCCATTGGATTTCCATTCTCATCTACTGCCGGCTCACTTTCCTTGACAAGTTTGCCAAGATGAAATTCTACAAACCTGCACTGCCTGTTATTAAACCACTTAAATACCGAATTTTTTGTTCCTCCGCTTTTACTGGTCGTTGTTCCGATCAGGTTTTTATCTGCCAGATATTTCATAGTCTTTCTGGATGAGTATCCTGCCTTTGTAAGTGCTTGAGTGAGCATTGATGGAAATATATACACTTCCGGTCCTTGTATAAGCCCTAGGCAGGTTCCGTATACTCTTTCTCCGAAACTGTCTTTATTTGAGAGAATCCAATCAATAATATATTGTGTGGCATTTTCATTGACATCACCAACATCTGCATCCATTTGCTCTTTTAGGATGTTCCTTGCCATCTCCTTTGCCCTTTCCCATGACTCAGGAGCTATCTGTAATGCTTCAGGATTGTCCTTAGCCTCTTTAGTGTCAAATTCTCCGACTTCATATCTGTGAAGCCATTCTGAACCCTCAAACAGCCATGTATCTATAATTGCATCAGTTAGTGCTACTGCAGCTATCCCTGCGATATGTGAACCGCTCTTGCCTTTGCTTAATTGATATACGAATTGCATCATCTCATCATATTTTGATGTTATACTTCGCTCATCCGTATGCATTAACATCCCTATAAACGCCGGACCTGCCCAGCCACAATTTATAGCCGATTGCTGGTGCATCATAGATGCTTCTCTTTCATCATCAAATGGACCGCCATATATCTCAAGCACACGGGTGCTGACACCGGTCTGGCTCGTTTCTGTTGACAGTGGCTCCTCACCTGTAGCAAGAGCGACCGTTCTCCATGTGTACATTGCCTGAATTCCGCCTGACTTTGCTCCTCTGATTTTCCCGGTACCGCTTGCTATCATATAAACAATCTTTTCAAGGCTGTTTTGGTTATTTCCTGCAAGCTGCCTCTCATCAATCCCAAGTGGCAAGTCACAATAAAAGCTTGCGGTTCTCTCAAGTCCTACCTGAGTAGCATTAAAATTTACCATCAACCTTTCAGGGTCTCCCCATGCTGATAATGCCGCCTTTAGTCCTGCAGTCTTTCCACCTTTAGAGCCTCCCCAGTTATATACAAAGAATATTCTCTGTTTAATTATTCTAAGAAGCGGAGCAGTAAAGCCTGCAGCTAAAATAAATCTGAACTTATCTCTCTTCCTGTGTGGTCTCATCATCTCAAGCCAGTCTTTGAATGTACCGTTTTGACAATATGCAGCAGCAAGTACCCTTTGTGATGGATCTATATCAAGTACTATATCTTTATCATGTCCCGGTATAAATCTCTTCCCTTCCTGCCATCCGAATGTAGATGTAGAGTCAGCCTTTCTTATGATGTCTATGTTCTCCGCCTCAAGTGCGGCCAAAAACTTAACCACCTGCTTTGCATTCTCCGAAGTGACCGTACACCCAAGATCTGCCAGTACTGTAATACCTCTTGCCGTGAAGATAGTACTTCTTGAATATATTGCTTTGTGCCAGGTGCCATCCCTCTTAAAGGCTACCTCCATCTTCTCCTCGCCGGTCTCCATACTTCTAAGTCTCTTAGTTAAAATAATCGGTGTCCTGCAAACTGTAACAGGTGTAAATTTCTTCTCATCAATCTTACTTATACCCTTATCTGAATAAATCCACCCTTCAGGCTGCCTTAAATTAACAGGTGCTCCGGGTAAAGCTTCAGGGATTGATTCATCATCTATATCTATAATTTTGGCATTGCTGATGGCCGATTTTATCTTCTTTGCAGCTTCTTCCTTGCCATACTTGATATACACATCTGAAGGGTCCTTGCACCCTAAGTTTTTGCAACTCCACTTGTATACTTGTCCGATAAAATTGCCGTCTCTTAGTGCTGTAGTAACTTTATGAAGGAATGTTTCTCCACCTTTGTCAGGCTCAACATGGATATACACTTTTAAATCCTGCAGAGTGGTTGCCCACTCTTTTCTCATCATAGATGCTCCCGGGATTCCAAGTGTACTTATGCCCATGTACCACATGCTCTGACTGTCTGATTCGCCTTCAACTAAGGCAACATATCCTGCAGTCCGTATCTGTTCCAGCTTCCACTCTCCATACATGCAGATATCTTTTCCGGCTCCATACTTCCATCTGAATGCTTTGTCCCCATACCTTTTTCTATAGGTCACTTCATCAGAATTTTCATTAAAGTATGGAATATATAAATATTGAATTCCCTGTTTGTCCTTTTTTGTCTGTAGACAACATTGTTCTTTTAGGAACTCCTCGGGGAGCCTCTTTTCAAGTACATACTGTGCTACGCTGTACGATAACAGGCTCCCCTCAGGCTTCTTATCTTCTTCTGCTTTATAGGCCCCATATTTCTTTAATATGGCTTTATAGGCTTCTTTAGTATCGATACCGTTCAGTTCTGCATAAAATGATGTAAAATTTCCGCCTCTGTCTTCAGCATGACATTTCCAACAGCCTGTTTTTAGGTCTACTGAAAAAGAATTGTTTTTATCATCATGAAATGGACACAGACCTGTCAAATTATCTCCGGAGATTTTATATTTTGGAATAATGCGAGAATATTCAGTTTTATAATCAACCAAGTGATCAATGTCCACCTCATCTACACGCATATCAAATCTCCAATCTTTGCTCTACAATCCTTTTTGCCTCTTCTTTTGTATAGTTCTTGTTACTACCCTCAAGTCCAAGTATCCCTGTCATATATTTAATTTCTTCATCCATGCCTTCACTGATTTCTTCATCTACTGTAAGCACAAAGAAAGAACTACACATCTCCATCATCTTTTTGCCGGCTTCCATACCAAAGTCTCTCTCAAATTCATCATTATCATTTAAAAATCTGGTAAAGTATAAATGCGGTGCTATTGGTATTGCCCCCATCTGTATAACTCTCTCACAAGCATGTTTAGCAAGTTCAATATTTTGCAGCCTTTCCTCTGATGTTTTTGCTCTGTACCTTGAACAAATATACACAAACGGCATCAGTGCAGGATTCTTATTTTCAATATGCCCTTTTTCACACTGACCTACATATCTCCAAGGTGTATATTTATTCATTTTTGCTATGGTATCATAAAGTCCAACATCTCCGATTATTGTTGCTACATGATCTATTTGAAATATATCATCTCTTTGAAAAGTTGAATTTTCCGAAAAATGGCAGAATGTTTCAGGATCTACTATTTCTCCTACTTGAATACATTCTCTTTGTTGTAAGTAATCAAAACTTCCATGTAATGGCTTCATAGTTCCTCCTTTTAATTAAACGGCAGTCCCTCATCATTCACATCATCAGGTATACTCATCCATCCCTCATCATCCATGCCTTGATAGTTGTCGCTTTTTGCAGGTTTAGACTTATTATTATTGCCTGATGTGGCAGATTTACTTTCGGCAAATTCAACAGACTCTGCGACCACATCAGTTGTATAAACTGTTTGACCTTCTTTATTTGTATATTTGCCTGTCTGGATTCGTCCTTCAATTACTATCTTCATTCCCTGCCTGAAATATTTTTCAATAAATTCTGCAGTTTTTCCCCAAGCGATTACTCGGGGAAAGTCTGCATCCTGCTGTCCTTCCTGCTTATACTTTCTATCTACCGCTATACTAAAATTCGCACAGCATTTATCATTTGATGTGTACCTTATTTCAGGATCACGTACAAATCTTCCGATAAGTATTACTTTATTCATTCTTATCCTCCTTTTGTTCCCCTGCTACTGCTTTGAATTGATCCATCTCACTTAAAGCCTGTTTTAAGAACTCAAGGTCTTTATTGTTCTTATGGTTTCCACCAAATTTATCCTTATACCACTTCATCATCTCTTTATTCTTTGAACCGCCGAGCTCTGTTGCCTTTTCTGTGATTTCATCCTGTATCTTTTTTACTTCTTCCGCCCTCTGTGCTGGAGACTTGACAGGATCACCATCATTTGCCCAGTCATAGAGTGCCTCTCCGGATTTCTCATCAAGCACTTGGATCTTACCTTCAAAGATATGAGTGTTGTCTTTTACCGCCTCTGCAAGGTGAGTATCCTGATCAATCATCCAAGTAACCATATACTCATATTCAATATCTTTATCCTGCTGAGCTCCTACACCAACCTTTCTTGGAGCCATCTTTCCACGGCTGTTTGCTTCAAGGACATACTCATCCTTACCTCTCGCTGTCACTATGATATGTGCCGGTGCAAGTAGGATTTTCTCAATAATCTTCTTATTCTCTTTTTTATACTTTCCCCACGCCTGGAATGTATTATCTCCTTTTGTCTGAAGTTGGACTTGATCCTGCACCCAGTTCCACAGGTGCGTCATAGAATCTATAATAATAACCTTGTATCCTGCATCTAAGAATGCATCTATAGCAGCAATGTAATAATCAGGACTGTACTCTTCAAGACTGATAAGATCATAGTCAAACTCATTTGCATAGAGCTTGTCTCTCATGCCCTCTGTACCTATGTATCCTATCTTTGTTCCCTCACCTACCCTGCCTGCAATCCCTGTTGCCAGCCTAAGTGCTGAGTAAGATTTACCACTTCCTGAAGGTCCGCTGACTAATACCTTGACACAAATTTGTTCTTTTTTTGCTTTTGTAATTGTAAAATTAATTTTTGCCATTTTATTTCTCCTCTACATCTTCAAAGTCTTCTTTATCTGACTCTATCTCATCTATGTACTGCTCTAATGGCGACTTCTCTTTATCATATAAATCAGCAAGTATCCTCTTACACTGTGCAGCAAACTCCATTGCAACCACTCCCATGTCAATGGCTGAATTATATAGCGAACTAACCGTATTTAAAGCATTTTTATCTTCCACCGGTAAGAGCTTAAGAAAGTCATCCATATCCGTTTTTACGCTTTTAAACGCTTTCTGCATTATGATATAGTGTTCTGCAGATATACCGTATCCCTCATGCCTGTTTTTAACCTCTGAAAGAACTGTTTTTTCCTGTATTTGCTCAAGAGTTCTATTGGCCACTTCCTGCATATTCTCTTTCAGATCATCTCTCCACTCAAAGTAGTTATCCATTAGTTGCTCCCTACTGACCTGAAATATTTTCTAAAACCTTTGGAAAAAGGTTCGCATACTCTGTAGTAGAAAAGAAACTTTGTGCTATTGTTTCATTCCCTTCACTGAGTTCTAAATATTTCTTATAAATTCGTACAGCATTCTCCAGCTTTATAGATTCATCTCGAGCTTTGTCTATAGCTTCATTAACATCACCAATAATTACATTCCTTTGAGCCCATCTCGATTCATATTCAGCCTTTACATCTCTATTGTATTTTTCCAAATCTCCAATACTTTTTAGAGTTGCCCTAACACTACAGTATGTTTCCTCTGTGTATACCTTTTTTTCTGTAATGCCATTATTCTGTCGTACATTTCTTTTCTTCACATATTTGTAATTTGAATTTCCGGAGTAATAATCATAATCTGTTTCAACGCAAGATTTTAGATTATTTACAACTTTTAAAAATTCTTTTGCTTCAGATTCGTCTTCAAATAAAAATCCGGCTACCTGGTACAGAACCACTTTAGGTTCAGGAATGGATGGAAGCTCCTTATATGTCGGTGTTTCAATTGATAATGGTGCACCTGAATACATACATTCAAAATCAATCAATTCATCATATTCTTCCTTTGTAAGGTTTATAAGTTCCTCATTTGTATATTCACTAAGTCTTTTCATCAGATTTCCTCCTGTGCTTTCTTTGCTCTGCTAAGGGCCTTTGTATTTGCCTTACGCTTTGAAACTTTCAATTGAGAGTATACGCTTAAGCACTCCGCAAGCCCCTCCGGAAGCTCTCCTATTTCCTCTACAAGATTATTCATTGCTGAATTAAGTGTCCTTGAATCCACTCTTTCAACAATCAAATCTCCGAACCCTTCTTCACGAAGTATTTCAAAGAAGTCCAAGCCCTTTTCCATAAGCTTATCTTCTCCGATTTTTGAATAGATGGTCTTCTCCTGCAGGCTGTATTTGAAACCGTCTACTGTAGTATCCGGCTTTTCTTCATCTACCATCTGCTGTGCAATTTCCTGCTCAAGTTCGTCAAGCTTCTTATTATTTTCCTTTGTCTGCTCTGCCAGCTCATCCTTTTTATCTAAGAGATCCTTATAAGCTCTTACTTTGTCATCTAATGTTATTACTGTTTCCATATTATTCCTCTCTTTCTTTAGAGCTAATATTATCTACACCGGAAAATATATTTGATTCCGAATTGCCGGTTATAATTTCTCTTAAATACTTATGCGGAACATCACAATTTATTCCATTTATGATTAATTCCTTTTGAGCACTTTGTTTTAATAATTCATATAATGTACTCAATCTTAAATTAGCGGTTTCTTCTTCCTTAAAAACATCCATTAATCCCATATAAATTGTCTCCTTTTAACTTACCCATTTCTTCTTCCTTTCATCCACCCATTTTTGAAAATGGACATTCCCATTGATAATCTTTATAGGTTATAATCTCGTTCTTTATTATTTTCTTATCTACAATCTCTATCAATTGATTAAACTGTCCACCGCACTCAAATCCTAGAATTTTAATATCAATGTTGTATTTTTTAGCAATATCCTGAAGTTTCTCTGCGTTTATTTTCCATGCAAATCTTGCCGGGAATGCTTCCACATGTATATCTGTTTCATCGCTTTCTAGATTTTCAAATTCAATCATAAATTCATCAATAAAAGCTCTCCCTGCCTCTATAATTAAATATTTTCTCTTGCATGTAGACATTGCATATGTAGAGGATTTGCCACGAGTAAACTTTATTTTTTCCAAACTTTCAGCAAGTGGAGTCATTGGCTGTATGCCTTCTTCCATAAATCTAATTATGTCCTTCTTCTTTCCTCTTATCTTCAGTTCCCCTTCGCACCAATTTGGCATTTTGAACCTCCTTAATTAAAAATAATTTCTCCATTCATCAACTATAGTCTTTGCCAAGTCCTCTTTCTTAGCAAGTGCCTTCAGTATTGTTTCATCCACCGTTCCCTCTGTAATCAAATGAATATATGTACAGGTGTTTTTCTGCCCTATACGGTGAATTCTTGCAAGGCTCTGTGAGTACGCTGCATAGTTAAAGTTTACCGAGTAATACACACAGGTATCGGCAGCAGTTAGTGTGATTCCAAGTCCTGCAGTATCAATCTGGGCCAGAAAGACCTTTGTATCTGCGTTTGTCTGAAAGTCTTTGACTATGCCACCTCTATCTTCCAGCTTCACATCTCCATAGATTTCTCCGTAGCGGATTTTCTTCTTTTTCAGCATCTGTCCGATTAGGTCAATCTCCGGTCTAAACCTTGCGAAAATCACAAGTTTCTTTCCTGCATCTACCACATAATCATCAATGATTTCCTCTAAAGCATTAAGCTTTCCTTTACTTACAAGCTCTGCTTTTTCGGATCCGTCAGCCACCAAAAAACCACCTGTAAATTGCTGTAATCTTAGGAGCTTCGTGAGTACGGTTGTAACTGTAACCTTCCCACCGCCATCAAGCTCTGCAAAGCTTTCTCTTTTAATCTTGTTATATATATTCTTTTCCTTTGCAGATAGAGTTATTCTTCTCTCAAGGAATGTCTGCTCCGGCAAGTCCAAAGCCTCATCCTTCGTTACCCTGTAAGCGATGGAATGCTCTTTCTGAATTAACTGGTCAAGGTCTCTGTAACCTACAATCTGATGCCTGTTAAAGCCACCCATAATTGCATACCTATTTCGGAATTGATAGAAATTTGTTCCGAAAATTGTCGGATCTAGGAACCTGTATTGGCTGTACAAATCTATAGCATTATTTTGCACCGGAGTTCCTGAAAGAATAAGCTTATACCTTGCCTGATCACCAAGCTTGTGAATTGCCTTTGATTGCTCAGCATCATGAGTTTTTATCCTTTGACTCTCGTCACATATAATCATGTCCGCATTCCAGCTGTATAATGCCTCGAATATATCTTCTCTCCATGTGCTTTCATAATTAATCACGGCCACCTTTAATGCTTTAAATGGGAAACCGTCCAAGTCAGAGAGTGCCTTGATTCTTTTATCTTTATCTCCTAAAAGAACTTTTACTATTGCCTTAAAGTCTGCATAGTCCTCAAACTCTTTAGGCCACACACTGCAGACTGATGTGGGTGCTATAATCAGCACTTTTTCTATTTTTTCAAGCTTATAAGCTGTACCCAGTGTGGCTATAGCCGTGAGTGTTTTTCCACACCCCATTTCAAATAGAAATCCGAAACCCTTATTTTGTATGCCCATCTATACTCCCTTTTTTATAGTTTCATATAATGGTCTGCCCAAGTAAGCATCCATGCTCTGACTTACATATGTGACTTTTTTAAGCTTTTTTTCATCAGGACCATATCTTGGATTAAATCCGAATAGATTTACATATCTATCCAAGTCTTCTCTCTCTTCATACATACACCTTGTCACTTCAATAAGCGCTCTGCAATCATCTATCGCTCTATGGCTATTTTTTACTTTATTAATCAAGTGATACTGAACTATTGCTGATTCTAATCTATGCGGATACTGCCTGCGATCTTTATATACTGTTAAGGTATCAAGATAGTCACAATCATTAAACACCTGCATCCAGCCTTTCCCATATTCCATATTTCTGTAAATTGCATATGCCATAAATTTAAGGTCGAACTGGGCATTGTGTGCTATTAAAAGCGTTTTTCCATTACCCTGTATCATGTCTATAAATTTATTTAATACTACGAACTCATCTTTTCCTTGAGCTGAAAGTGTATCACTTGAAATTCCTGTTAATTCTGTGATTTGTTGTGGTAGTTCTTGTACTCTAAAAAGCTTTATAAATTCATCCATCTCCTGCTGTCTGCCAGTTTTATCAATACTTATAGCTGCCAGCTCTATTATTTGATCCAGTCTTTCAGGGTGGAACCCTGTTGTTTCTGTATCAAAAAATATAATTTGTTTGTATTTTTTAAATATTTTCTCAAACATTTCCTTTTGATTCTCCTATATTTTTTCATCATTGGAGTTAAGAGAGTACTCTGTATTACCATCTCTTAAATCACAGAACTTTGTTTCATAGTGTATTTCTTTACCCTTATCTATCACCGCTAATAGGTGGAGCAGTTGAGTTCCATCTGGAACATTTATTGTTATTTCCTTCATACGTCTCCTTTGTAATTTCTGTGCAACCCTTTTCATTACAAATGTGGCACATGGCAAAGCTATTCCGTTGCCCCACATCTTATATTTGGCTGAATCACTTTCAGGATTTTGCAGCCACTTTCTAATTTGATTGTCAGTCTTTTCCTTTTTCTTTTCTCCAAGTGCTTCTGCATGTTCCTTGAATATCATTCTCCAGTACAGGATATCGTCCTCCGTAGGCTCTGCTATGGCAAGATTGTCAGTCCAACCATCCGGAAATCCTTGAAGTCTTCCGCACTCTGTCGGTGTCAGCCTGCGTACTATGTAATCATTTATAATCGTCTGCTGATTGTCTCCCGGCTTTGCTCTGATCGTACCTACCTTCCCATCTTCATAATAATGTCCACCCACTCTGGAAACTGTTCCGGGTTCAAAAGCTACAACTAAATCCGTAGCATCTTTGAAGTCTCTTTGCTTGATTGAAGAAGCCTTGCCCGAATGCTTGTATTCTCCGAAACTTTGCATAGCGTATGTTTCATGTGCGACTGCACCGGGACCCTTCGCAACTATTGTTTGTGCAATGTCCTTTGCAATGCCTATGTCGTACTTCGCATTTACACCTTGATTAAATGCTGCCCTATCAATCGAATAAGCAATTGAATGTCTATCAGCTGTGGTTAAGGTATAGGCAGGATCATCTTCGTCTCCTACTCCAAAGCCGTTTGCTGTCTTTTGGCTCTTGTATCTTGAAGCTTTATCCATTACCGGGATTACAACTCCTATAGTTGCTTGCCCTGTATTTGAATTTCCTTGTGTCAAACAAGGCGAAATCTTCATACTTATTGGATCTTGTGTGATATGAAACGCTTTTATACCATTGTTTAAGCGTTCATCATTTGCTCCATCTGATTTATAAGAGCTGTCTTCAGCACCTGTGGCAGTATCTTTCCTTTCCTTGCTGCTCTCTTTAGTATCCCCTCGCAAGCTGTCTTGCTCAAATAGTATTTCGGGTGCGGTGCCACCTCCAAAATCTGCGACAAGGTAGATTCTCTTTCTTCGTTGGGGCACTCCCCAGTATTGTGCATCAAGTGTTCTCCAAGATACTGAGTACCCATCACCCACGATAGTTCCTTGCCCCCCCCACTTTCCTTTCGGAGGTCTAGGAATAGAAACTTCTGCATCTGCGACTTGGCATATTTCTTCAAGGACGCACCTGAAGTCCTCTCCTTTGTTGCTTGAGAATGCTCCGGGTACATTTTCCCAGACCATGAATCGTGGTCTGACTTCTTTTCCTGTTCTTCCATCTGCCTTATCACTTTCTCTCATCTCCTTTACAATTCGTATCTGCTCTCTGAACAGATTGCTTCGTGAGCCATCTAATCCTTCACGCTTTCCGGCTATGCTCATGTCCTGACAAGGTGATCCACCCGTTATAATGTCCACTTTGGGGATTGATCCGCCATTCATTTTCTTGATATCTCCAAAGTGTTTCATATCTGGAAAGTGTGTAGTTGTAACAAGTATTGGAAATGGCTCTATTTCGCTTGCCCATACGGGAACGATACCTGACATTTGCCCAGCCAATTCAAAGCCACCGCTTCCACTAAAGAGAGAACCCATTGTTATCTTATTTCCCACTCTTTCTCCTCTTTCGTGGAATTGATACACTCTCCCACAATAGTTTCTTTCCACACCAGTGACAATATGTATGATTCAGCCTCGCCCTTCTACCACAGTTCGGGCAAACATATATATCCATGTCTCTATGTATAACCTTTGCCCCCACCTCATATCTCTGTACAAGCAATGCTGTTTGTTCTGTAGCTTTTTCGTAGTCATCAATAATCCCTATGGCTTCCTGCAATGCTTTTTTATCTTTGCTCCAAACACTATTACTGTCATCATCATCTATCTTTGCCATATCTGATACATGAACATATAAATCCTCCAACTGAACTATAATCTTTTGGTAGTTCTTAGTCTTTTTCATCACGATCTCCTTTATTTTGTAGGTGGCTCAATTAGTCCAAGAACCATTAGCGCCATGTTGTACCCTCTGATCTGATGCTTAAATGGTGATACCTTAATCGGTGGATCTATCATTGGTACAGGGTTCTCATTTACTCTTTCCTTGTCTACTGCTGCCATTATTCTATTGAGTCTCTGTCGCTCAATCTCTATACTTGTTGGTAGATTTACAAGGCCTGCCAGCTTGTTAAGTAGCTCAATATCCGCAACTCCACTTAATGTTTGAGTCACCCTGCTCCATTTCATCTTTCCCCAACTTTTTATAATCTGAAACTGAACATTGTCAGCTTCCTTTATAAATATCTGCCCCTCTTTTAATGCCATCTTCACATCATTTACCTCCTTTTTCTGAATAAAATGTGTGATTTCCGTGTGTGAATAACTTCGTAAGATTCTTAGAGTGCCATGTGTTTTTTGATGTTGTTCTTTCAAAATATAAGGCTCCATCACTTTCATTCCATCCATCCTTCACCAGCTCTAATGCTTTATAGCAGTCTTCATTTGGTGTCACTCTGTCATATCTCCCATTTTTTATTGGAGTGAATTGATTTTCTTGAAAGATAACTTCTTTCACTGTATCTGGGAAATTGTCAGATTGTACTCTGTTTAGTACTGTCCTAATTACTAGAGCCTTTCCGATAGTGTCTTCGCCTTCGGCTTCTGCCATTGCTATTTTTGCCAGCATATAGTCGTCATCTTTTCTAAGGTATTCGGGGATCGTTGTGGTTTCTAAACTTTTAAGATATAACTCTCTCTCAGCTTCCGCACTTTCCATTTCACTCTCCTTGCAGGCATCTCTTTCCTTTTCTATCTGCTCATATTCTTCCACTGATACCCACATCCCATCAGTTATTTCTACTTCTCCTACGTGATTTCCAGTAGTGATTTCTTCTTGCCCATTACTTACTGATTTATCTATACACAACATCATCCATGCAGATACTCCTACACTTAGTCCTAGTATTAAAATTTTTTTTAATACCTTATTTTTTCTCTTCACTCTCTTTCTCATCTCTACTCCTTTAGTTATCCACATACTTATCCACTCATTTATCCACATTGAATATCTATTACTTGCTGTTCTGAAACTGCTTGACCTTTGGTTGCACCTGTTTTATGCTCTCTAGGCTTCTTGGGTCTGTCATGGAACAGGTTCTCCAAAAGGTTTTGAAGAAGTAACTGTTCCCTTTTTGCTCCCTGAGTTTTCTTTGGGTTGCTGTACAAGGTTGCCTGCAGTACAAGTCATTTCAGACCTGTCATCGGTGTTTTATGCCCCCACACATCCAGGCTGCCGATGTTCTCTCACTGTGTGTTCTATGCCTCCGAGCCGATTATGTTTTACTTGGGCTTACGCTCCCTATCCCAATGACGACAGCCATCCGTACAGGCTTACTTCCTGCTGCCGGAACGACTTATCGCATCGGCTCGTCCACACCATCGTTTTTATACTGGTCGAAGCATCCCAGTTTTATTCTCTATTCAGTTTTTGGTATGATGCATACACATCTAATCTGTTTCTTTGTGTTTGGATCCGGAACGGATAAAGTATAATTAATCTTTCCTTTGTCAGTTCCACTTCTTATAAAGCCTTTCTCATACAGGTGCTTTCTTGCGTATCTTGCACTTACACCTTTTAAGCTACAGTAGCTATTAAACTCTGAAGTAGGTATTCTGTACTCCGATTCAGTCATCTCCCTATCTCTTATCAGCTCTTTTACAAAATCCTCTGTATCAATTAATGCAGTCTGCCTGCTTAGTGCTATCCACTCTGAAAGCTCATCAAGACCATTAATCTCTACATCCGCCTTTTCAAATACATCAAGTATCATCGGTATTCGCTCATTAGGGGCTGCTGCCAGTATCTTAGCTATCTGAATAGCAACTTTTATATCCAATTTTTCACAAGCCATTATCTAGCCCACACCTCCACATCAAGATGATTCTTTTCTTTTGCGGATACAATTCTTACCATTTCACCCATCAGTTCACTTGGTAAATCATAAGGTGCTCCAGAATACAAATTTAGATAGTCGTTATCACACTCTTTATAAATTGTGACTTTATTTTCAAGAATAACTCTCATCAAATCTTTTAGTAGCATTCCAACCTCCTAAATTGTTTGCTGTGCTTTGTCTGCACTGTATGGCTCTCCACCTCTTGCTATTTCTCTGTACATGGTCGTTGAGTGTACTCCCATAAGAAGTGCCATCTCATCTATCGTTTTTCCTTCTTTGTACAGAGTTTCAATCTTTTGTCTATCCTCGTAGGTTAGACGCTTATAAGTTTTTCTCTGTCTTACCCTCACATTCTCACCTCCTTATTTTGGGTAAAAAAATAATGCGTCAGAGTTAAACTCCAACGCATTATCGTTTGTTTTTATATAAAAAAAGATAAATGCGAGCCGAGTTACAA